CCGGTCAGCGCCGTACCCGTCTGCGGGGCCGGGGCGTGGGTGGCCACCCACGCAGTGCTCAGCAGCGACTGCACGCGGATGTAGGCGGAGCCGGTGACCGGCGAGTTGATCAGGGCCTGCGCGTTGCGGGAGTCGGCCGGGTCCAGGGAGACGTCGTTGAACCGCTCCCGCACGAACGCGGTCGTGGACCCTCCGACGTAGACCACGAGGTCGAACCGGCCGGAGCCGGAGGTGCCTGCGACGACGTCCACGAACACCTCGTTGCCCCAGGTGCCCGGGGATATCGCGGTGATCTTCAGGGTGGCCGCAGGGGTGCCTTCGGTGTCCATCAGCGTCACGGTGGCGGCAGCCGCGTCGGAGGCGACGGCGCGCACGATGTATGCCGTGGTGCCTCCGTTGTTGAAGTACTGGTAGACCGCGAACGGAAGCAGGTCGGAGTTGTCGCCGAAGCCCCCGTAGACGGAGACGAACTGCTGGAAGGACGACACCAGGGTCGGGCTGGTCGGGCCGCCCGCCTTGTTCTTGCCGACGAACGCCGCGACGGACTGGCCTGGGGCGGACACCGCCTGCGCGAGAGGCGTCAGCGTCTCGTTGATGTAGACGCCCGGCCGCTTGTAGACAGTCATGAGTTTCTCCTGGGTAAGGGAAGTGCCTCCTGGGGTTCCGAATTAGTGATCCGAATCAGGGTTGGATTACGTGGTCCGAGAAGTATTCGAAGTCCAGCGCCACACTGGTCGCCTGTGCGTACTGTGCAGCCACAGACGCCAGCAGTTCGCTGGAAACAGAGATCAGGTATTCGCGACGGAACAGACGCTTTCCGTCCTCGTCGCGCGTATCGACGAGTTCCGGACCTCCGAGGAGATCCAGTCGCCGTACCGTGCCGTCCTCGGGGATCGTCAGAAATCCGAAGCGGGCCGGAATGCGGTCGAACTGCGCCATGGCCGAAGCCAGCGCAATGTCATGCCCGGAAAGGCGGGTGAAGACGAGAACCCGGTACCGGATGTCGTAGGGGATCGGGAAGTCGACGATGTAGGGGGACGCTGTGACGTCCCATCCTGCGTCGGTGGGTTGCCACCAGGGAGTCGTGCCCTCGGGCGCGTAAGGCAGCAGTGTGCGGCCTCTGTGTTCGCGCTCGTCGGCCTTTTCCAGGCCCGCGTGCTCGATGACGATGAGAGGGAACGTCTGCTTCGCCAGCTCGCTCTCGGGCACGCGATAGCGCACCGGGACGGGTCGTCCGCCCGGTGCGTTCGCGTCGGTGACAGTGAGGCCCTGGAGTTTCGCCTTAACGGCGCGGTCCTCATTGATGAGCCATGGCAAAGCGTGCCTCTTGAGATCCTAGAAAAGCGGAAGTGTTACGCCAATCAGGATCTCAAGAAGGCAGTCGAAGTTTATACTCGCAGCCTTTAGGCGATGGCTGCCCAGTAGGCCGTTGCATTTGTCGTGCTGTTGGACGTGGGTGTGATGTTGGCCGGGAGCGTTGTCTGACCGGTACCGTTGGTGCACACACGGAAGGTAGCCGCCGTCAGATTTCCGTTCATCGCCGTGAGGAGGGAAGCACCGGCCCGGAAAGGCTGCGGAGGGGTGGATGCGTTGAAGAGCAGTGCCATCCAGTACATACCTGGCGTAGCCGCGAACGAGGACGAGAACGTGGCGGTGATAAGTCCCGGTGTGGCGATGGCGGTGCTGACGTCTGCTGAGGCCTTGAGAGCGCCAGTGCTGTCGTAGATCCCCATCCAGTTCGCGCCACCCGTGGCCCCGGAGGCGGCTGCGGAGAGGTGGATGAATCCCTTGCTGACCGTGACGGCGCGCGCGATCGGCAGCGCCACCATGAGCAGGGTTCCGGTCGGGGCGGCCGTGGCGCTGGTCGGAGCCGATATGGGGTCGGACGTCCAGGCGATGTACCCATTGGCGTGCGCAGGGGTCGGAGTACCCAGCGAGGGACCGATGGAACTGAGCGACGTGGCAACGTGCACGTTGCCCGTGGACCTCGTGACGGTGAGAGGAGAGTCGATCTCCGTTCCCGCATCGTTGAACCGCGTGATCTGGAAGTCCGAGCCCACGTTCGAGCCCGATTCCGTGGTCGAGTTGGCGCGCGCCTCCCAGCGCTCGCCGCCTCCCCGAGAGAAGTACCTGAGAGCGCGAGTCGTACCGGTTGAACCGTTGATGTCCAGCCGGTCAGCGTTGGAGGTCGTGATGACACCCGTGGAAGGGTCCACCGTATTCTGCACGACGCCGGACGCCTTACTGATGCACAGCGAGACGTCGTTGTACGCCGCGCTGGTGCCCTCGACCCAGCCGCCGCTGATCTGGATACGGCGGGTGAACTGGGCCTGGATTCCGTATGCGGGAGACCGGAGGCCGGTGCTGTCGTCGTTGAGGCCCACGTAGGTGGAGCATCCCGACAGGACCGCGCCGGGGGCCTGCGTGGTGCCGTCGGTGCCCTGGAAGTTGAAGCCCGCCCAGGTGCCCGCGTTAGCACCGTCCCTCTTGGCCTGGCAGCCGACCAGCAGCGGCAGCTTGCCGCCGTCCAGACAGTTGAAGTGGAAGCCGTGCTTTCCGGACCTGTCGGTGTTGCAGCCGACCATCACCAGACTGGAGTTGATGCCGGTGAAGTTGTACCCGTACCCGGCGTTGAACTCGGAGTTGCAGCCGACCATGGACGCATCGTTGGGGTTCTTGAGGATGAACCCGTCCCCGCCGTTGCCCTGCGAAAAGCACTCGATCAAATCCACGTCAGTGGCACCACCAGTGGTCGTGCTGGTGAGGTTGAACCCGTGGCCCCCGTTGGTGGATATGACGACGTTACGGAACTGCATTCCGGCGCCGTTGTCAGAGAAAAGGCCGTCTCCGGTGAATCCCCAGATCGAGACGTTGCGGACAGCAACATCCTTGACACCGCTGCTGATGCTGATCGCCGCGATGTTCCCGCCGGTGGAGTTGGTGGTGGTCTTCCCGTTGAGCGCCAGACCCTCGATACGTGGACCACCACCGAAGGCCGAGTCTATATACGATCCGTTTACCGGCGCAGGGTTCACGATGATCAGGGAACTTCCGACGAACGTGGAGCTTGTACCAGGTCGGAGGTAGGCGGCCACCATGTTGGTCCGGGGGACGGAGTGCGGGTTCCATCCTCCGCCCCGAAGGGTCACACCATTACTCACCGTAAGAGGCCTCACCAGCCGGTACTTACCCGGAGGGAAGTACACCACAGCACCCTGCGGGGCCGAGTCGATGAGGGCCTGGATAGCGGGCTGGTCGTCCGTGGTGTCGTCGGCCTTGGCACCGTGGTCCTTGACGTTGAGCATCACGGAGTCGACGTCCATCTTGCCGCTGTTCAGCGAAGCCAGCGCGTTATTGAGGGGCGTGGCCCAGTTCTCCTGGTCGACGCTTGGGGTAGAGAGGATCATTGCTTTCCTTCGCTAACTCGGCTGGGACCAGCGGGCAAACTGCGCGTCGTTGACCAGCTCGTCCGGCTTCAACTGGACGCATTCCATGCTGACGATGATGTCTCTGTTCTTGATCTGCCCCAGGACAGAAATCGACGTCACCCGAAATACCGTGTCGTCGTAGACGATCCGGTCGGTGAGGAACGTGCCGTGGTCGATGTCCTGGTCGTCGAAACCCATCTTCCGAAGCGCGTCGAAAGAGCACGTCACGTGCAGGTTGTTCACGAAATACATGCCCTGCGTCGTGTCGTGGGCCGGGCCCTCGTTGTGCACGACGTGCAAGGCGGGGATGTGGAACGGGCCGGAGAAGACCTTCCCCTGCCCCGTTCCCTCGTCGTACAGGTCGTCTCCGGCCGGGTCGGCGTGCGAGAAGCGGTAGTAGTCCACACGCTCGCCGATCTCCTGCTGACGGCCGCGCAGCGTGGACATGATGTCCGTGGTCTCGTACTGCACGTTGAACCGGCCGTGCGTCTTCCAGTCGAGCCGTCCCATGCTCAGTACCCCCAGGATCCGAAGATCGAGGAGGGCACGCCGGAATCATCGTCGTTCTGGTGGCCGGGCCCGATGGGCGGGAGGATCCGCTCGGGCAGGGAGTGATCGTCGTACTCGCGCTCACGGAAGAGCGGCACAAGACGTCCGGTCGTGCGGGATACGCGGCGCAGGTTGGTGACCTCGATCGCGTAGAGGCCGACGCCCATCTTTTCGCACAGCGTCTGGTACCGCTCGGTCAGCATCCCGATCTGCGTCTGGATCTGGGAGAAGCGCTGGCCCCGGTCGACGGAGGTACCGTCGCTCGTCTGCACGTTGATGTCGGTCGCCGCGTCGGTGGACAGTGCCCACATGGCCTCGATGGCGGCCAGCATGACCACCATGATGTCTTCCTCCGGTGGGAGGGTGGAGACGTCGACCGCGACCTCGTCGTACTTGATGAAGCCGTGGCTGTCCTTGTACCGCGTCGAGATCGTGCGGCCCCGGTTGTGCTGGGCCAGCGCGTCGCTGATGTACGCGTCCAGCTCGTCGTCTGAGAACAGGCCGTAGCTGCTGCCGGACACCAGCAAAAGGTCGTCCACGGCCAGCGCCGTGGTCAGGTCCAGAATCCCGTTCAACGCGTCGAGGACGTAGTCGGCCGGGCTCGTGAGGACGGCTGTGTTCGCGCCGGAGATCTTCTCGACCGAGAAGCCCGTGGCCGTGATGTTGTTGGCGCTCAGTTCGTACTGGGAGATGCTCCCTGTGCCCCGGAGGGTGTCGCGGAAGGGCAGCAGCCGGTCGCCCAGCTCGCTGCGCACACGGGTCCGCAGATCAGCGATGGTTGCCACTTACGCGACCCTCCTGTCAGGCGTTGAGCGTCAGAGCGCCAGCGGCGATCTGAAGGCTCTCGTTGGTGACCGCAAGCAGCGGGTCGGCGATCGGCCAGATGTAGACGACGTCACCGGTCGTGCCCGAGGCCGACGTAACCAGCACAGCGTGCGTGGCGGAGTCGGTCATGTCGGAGGTGAACGGGCCGTAGAACAAAAGGGAGTTGTTCTGCGTGGTCATCGGAGCACCGGTCGGCGCCGTCCACACCACCTGCTGGCGCGCGTACCCAGGCGTCGAGACCTCCGCGAGGGTGGTCAGGTTCGCCGGGTCGCCGGGGTCGGCGATCATCAGCGCGAGGTAGACGTTGCGGGGAGCCGTGTACGCCACGGCGCGGCCGGTGAGGAAGTCGAGGGCCTTGCCAGCCCATACAGAGGTAGCGCCGGACATCAGTCCTCAACCTTCTTGAACAGGCGGGAGAAGTCGACGAGGCGAACGGAGAAGTGCCGCAGGGCCACGCCTGGGGCGTGGGAGCCGTCGTCGGTGATGATGTGTGTCTCGTGCTCGTGCGCGAGGAGGACAGCGTCGTCACCTGCGTGACCTACGCCGGGAGTTCCTGCCGGGTGCACGTCGACCACGGTCACCAGGGAGCCGTTGGGTATGTGCCCCAGTCCGGCGCCGTGGCCCTCCGCGTTGTCCAGCACGTACGCATCACCCGTCTTCGGCTTCTGGGCGCGAGAAGTGCGAGCAGCCATGAGTTGGGTCTCCTTGGACCGTCAGTGCCAGATGTAGCCGAGCGAGTCGAGGTGGTCGTACAGCGCCTTCGGAGCGCGGTACTTGATGCCCTCCTCGAAGTCGTAGTGCTGACCGTGGCCATAGGTCATCTGCTCGATGGAGGTGTTCACTCGGAACTCCCGCATCGGGGTCTCGACCTCCACCGCGTCGGCGACCTCGACAGGCGCCGGGGCCGGAGGCTCGGACAGGTCGCGGGGCTTGACCTCGACGATCGTGTTCTCCCTCTCCTCGGCCGCAGCCGCGTTGATGAGGGAGATCTCGTTCGCGCGCTCCTTCAGTTCCTCGGCATGCTCCTTGGCGAGCGCGGCCTTGGTGCGGCCGGTCAGATCACCGGGGCGGGCGACGTTTCGTGCAGCCATTGGGATTCTCCGTATTCGGGACTCGTTGCTGTGAATCGGTACTACTTTAACGAGGAAGGGGAGCGGTTCTGTTAATTCAGAAACCGCTCCCCTAACCCCGTGGACTAGCCGGTTGCCGCGACTACCAACTCAACTCGGATTCCTTTCGGAATCGCAGGCTCAGTTCGTCTCCGCAATAAGCACGGCCTGATCGGTGATGAGGCCGAGACCCCAGATCGCGTACCACGCCAGGGCGTGCTCTCGCCCGAAGTCGAGGATGCCGCCGTCGCGGAGTTCGACCGGAAGGGCGATCGCGTGACCGAATGCGTTGTCGCCCAGGAAGATGGACTGGTAGACAGGCTTGCTGGTCGCGTTGGTGGTCTGCTTGATCTGGGTCGTCTCGATGAAGACGACGTCGTTCAGGCGGCCGATTTCGCCGAGCATGAAATTGCCCGGGGCGGCGTACTTGGTGACCTCGATGAACTCAGGATCATCGCGCAACTTGCGGCTCTGGTGCGGGTGGATGAACGCCACGTAGGTCTCGCCGAGACGCGGGACATTCTTCGTGCTGAGTGTCTCCACGGCGTCCTTGACGAGCGCGGAGGTGAAGTGGAAGGTGCCGTCCAGGCCGTCGGTGGAAGTGGCGGCGGTGCCCGAGGCGTAGACACCCATGCCGGTCTGCGCGCTGACGGTCGCGTACTTGTTGTAACCCCAGATCTTCGAGGAGGCCTGGAGCAGGGTGTCCCTCGCGGACTG